CGGCGGCGAGTTCGCGACGCCGGTGGGGGACGTGGCGGCGGCGTTTGAGCGGGTGGCGGGGGAGGTGGCGGGCACCGTCATTGAGCACCGCTGGTCGTTCTCGCAGAAGGGTCCAGCGTTCGGGTACGGCGGCCCCGGCACCGCTCCGGGCGACTTTGCGGGCCGTGACGAGTCGATCGGCTGCGACGCCACGGCCGGCAACGTCTCGCGCATGGCGCAAGGCTGGCCGCCCGTCGCCGTCCTCCCGCGCATCCCGGAGGCCGCCGACGTGGCCGCGTGGCTCGGGACGCCGGGCGACCTCGACGACTGCGTCGTCTACATGGACCCGCCCTACGCCGGGACGACGGGCTACGCCGCGACGCTCGGGCGCGACGAGGTAGTCAGGCACGCGCGGGCCTACGCCGAGCTCGGGGCGGTCGTCGCCATCTCCGAGGCCGAGGTCGTGATCCCCGAGTGGGACGCCGTCGAGATCACGGCCGGGCGGAAGGGGCAGAAGCGCACCTTCTCGAAGCAACAGGCCGAGTGGCTCACGATGAACCGCGCGCCGGCGCATCGTGTCGCCGTCCAGGCCGGGCTCTTTGCGGTGGGCGCGTGAGTCTCTCCGCGCTCGCCTCCGCCGCGCACGTTCTCGGGCAGCGGGCGCACGCCGACCCGCTCGCGTACTACCGCCCGACGCCGCCTCAACTGCGTTTCCTTCAGTCGACAAGCCAGATCAAGCTGTTCAGGGCCGGCAACCAGGCCGGAAAAACCTGGGCCGGCGTTGCGGATTGCATCTGGCGCTGTCTCGGCGCGCACCCGCACACGCTCGTCAAGTCCGCGCCGATCGAGGCCTGGGTCGTCGTCGTGTCGTGGGAGCAGTCGCTCTCCATCCAGGGGAAAATCTGGCAGCTCCTCCCGAAAGACCAGATCGAGGGCGACTGCGAGTACACGCCGGGGAAGGGCTTTCGGGGCAAGGTGCCCATCGTCCGGTTCAAGAACGGGTCGATCCTTCGCATCCGCACCGTGAACCAGGGCGCGCTGGCGCTGGCCGGCGCGACGATCGACTACGTCCTCATCGACGAGCCGCCGCCCGAAGCCATCTGGTCCGAGCTCGCCGCGCGCGTGCTTCGCCAGCGAGGCCGCATCGCGATCACGCTCACACCCATCGGCCTGCCGCTCGGCTGGCTCCGCGCGCTGGTTGAGTCCGGCGAGGTGGAGGACATCCACACGCCGTTGACGGTCGAGGCCACCACGCCGATCGGCGGGCGTCCGCTCCTTCGCGCCGACGACATCGCGAAGCTCGAAGCCCAGGTGCTCCCGATGGAGCGCGCCCAACGCATACACGGCGAATGGGAGGCGGGCTTTACCGAGGGCCGGGTGTTCGTCCAGTTCGACGCGACGACGATGGTGCGCGACGAGGCGCCGACGGGCGAAGCACAGATCGCGATCGGCATCGACCACGGCAAGGAGTCGGGCGCGCAGACGGCGGTGATGGTGGCGGTGACGCGCTCGCGCGACAACGAGCCCCGGATCACCGTGCTTGATGTCGTGAGCTCAAACGGCATGACGACACCCGAGGATGACGCCGCGCAGATCCTGTCGATGATCAAGCGCGCCGGGCTCCGGTGGGAACAGATCGACCGCTGGGTCGGCGACCGTGCCGCCGTGTCGCGACGTGGGGGCGCGCTGAAGAGCAACGCGCTCCTCGTCCAAGCGTTCGAGAAGTCGCTCAAGATCCCGATCGGGACGTGGCCCGCCCGAATTCACGTGGCTTACAAGCCGGCGGGATCGGTCTTCCACGGGTACCGGGTGCTCCAGAGTTCCATGTTGCGCGGCGACTTCGTCATTCACCCGCGTTGCAAGCGCCTCATCGACGACCTCGGCAAGTTCGACGGGCGCGCAAGCTCGAACCACAAGCACACCATCGACGCGCTACGCTACGCGCTCGAGCTCCTGACTCGCCGATCCTATCAGCCGCAACTCCTCCGCATCGGATAGGATGACGCCATGAACGCCAGCATGACCGCCCCGATGCCGCCGGCCCCAGGCAACCCCGACGAGGCCCGCCGCGTCGAGCACACGCGCCACCGGTACGCCATGATGGAGGGCCGGTGGCAGCCGATTTTGGAGAGCTACATGGAGACGCAGCTCGGCTCCGTGCGCCGGGCCGCCATGGGCCTCGTGGACATCAGCTACTGTGCCCTTCGGACCACGTCCTACGAGCTCGCGACGCTCTACGACGCCGAGCCCGACGTGAAGCACAACCAGCTCGCGTCGCCCAACATCGACCGCCTCGTCGGCTCGGCGGGCTCGATCGCGCGTTCGGGCCTGTGGTCGCAGATGTCGCGCTTCCAGGCCTACACGCTCGCGCTCCGGGAGATGTGGATGCGCGCCGATGTCGAGGACGGGCGCCTCGTCTATCGGCCGGTGGCGCCTCATATGACGATGGCCGAGGCCGATCCGGCGCGGCCCAACGTCCCGACGCTCTTCGGCGAGCTGCGACTCCGTCAGGTCGACGGGCAGCTCCTCTGGACGTTCGAGGTCTGGGACATTCGCAACCTCGCGAACCCTACCTACCGGGTCGTCGAGGCGCTGGACGGCTGGAAGTTCGGGCGCGACTTGACGCGCCTCGTGCACGGCGCGACCTACGACGGCGCCAACTACCCGGCGAGCTGGCGCCGCGCGAACGGGACGCCGATCATCCCGGCGATCCTCTACCACGCGTCCACGTACGGCGATCGGCTGTTCGATCCGTTCGCCAACATCGAGCTCTACACGGGCTCGCTCCAGCTCGGGCTCTTCTACTCGTACCTCGCGCATTGCATCCGCGACGCCAGCTACCCGCAACGGTACGCGGTGGGCGTCCGTGTCGCCGGCATGGATGCCTCGGACCTCGGGAGCCGCGCCGCGCGCTCCGAGGTGACGACGGACCCGACGACGATCCTCATGCTCGATCCCATCGCGGAGACGAGCCAGCCGATGATGGGGCAGTACCAGGCCGGCGCCGATGTCGAGAAGCTCGAGGCGGTGATCGCCGCCGTCGCGCACCGGCTCGCGACCGACGCCGGCCTCGCGCCGTCGGAGCTCCAACGCACGTCCGGCTCCGCGCGCTCGGGCTACGCCATCTCGCTCTCCCAGGAGGGCAAGCGCCAGGCACAGCGCCGGTACATCATGCAGTTCCGCGCCTCTGACGAGGCGCTCGTGTCGTTGTCGGCCGTCCTGTTCAACCGCTGGACCGAGGCCAACTCGGAGCCCGCCAACTACCCGGAAGGCGGGTACTCCGTAATCTACAGAGAAATTCCGTTGTCGCCGTCTGAGATGGAGGCGAGGCGGAAGCACGTTTTGGAGATGCTCGCCGCCGGGCTGATGTCCGAGGTCGACGCGTTGAGGTTCTTCGGGAGCCTGTCCGAGCAGGACGCTATCGCCCAGCTCGCCGCGATTCGCACCATGCGAGCAGAGGCTCCGCCGACGTCGCCGCCGGAAGGAGGAACGACGCCAACGCCGACGGCGCCTGCCGACGACGTATCCCACGCCGAGGCCATGGCTGAAGCGGTCGAGGAGCTGGTAGCCTCCGAAGAGGCCGTCGCTTTGCTCCTCGAAGCGGCGACCGGCGACCAGGCCGACACGCTACGCGACCTGCTCGCCAGCATCCGCGAGGCCCGCGGCTACCTGACGGGCGCTCCTGTCGAGGCCGAGGCCGAGCTCGCCGACGAGGCCGCCGAGTAGTGCCGATCGACTTGCGCCCGCCGGCCACGGTCGCCGCCGCCGCGCGTCGCGGCCTCGAGCTGCGTCGCGAGTTCGGGCGCGGTGGTACGGCTGTCGGCGTGGCCCGCGCGCGTGACCTCGCCGGCCGGCGCACGCTCTCGCTCGACACGGCGCGGCGGATGGTGGCCTACTTCGAGCGCCACGCCGTCGACCTCGAGGCGCCCGCGGCGACGCCCGGACATCCCGACTACCCGAGCCCCGGCCGCATCGCGTGGCTGCTCTGGGGCGGCGACGCCGGGCGCCGATGGGCGAACAAGATTCTAAAGCAAGAAGCTCGGCTTCAAGCCGAAACGAAGGGGTACGCATGAGCGAAGAAGTGACCACGGAAACCACGGACCAGGGCGCGGCCTCCGCGCGCATTCGCCAACTGGTCGCGCGCGTGAAGGAGCTCGAAGGCCGTGTCGGCGAGCTCGAGCCCGTCGCGGCCCAGGCCGAGAAGTACCGCGCGCAGGTCGACGAGGTCAAGGCGGCGAGCAAGGCCGAGCGGGAGGCGCTGCGCGTTGAGCGCGAGATCGCCGCCGCTGGCATCACGGACGCCGAGGGCATGGAGTACGTACAGCACGCGTACTCCAAGCTCGCCGCCGAGGGGCGGCCTCCTCTGTCGGAGTGGCTGGCGGCCACTGACGCGCTCCCCAAGGCCGTCCGGGCGTACCTCCCGGCCTCTACCCCTGCCGCGCCCACGACGACGACCACGGCCGCGCCAGCGGCGCCGGTAGTGCCCTCGCCGCGCACCTCGACGGGCACGATCCCGCAAGCGCCGAGCGAGCCGCAGGCCTGGAGCGCCGAGGCCATCGCGCGGCTGTCGCCCGCCGACTTCCGCGCGAACCGCGAGGCCATCATGGCGGCGCTCCGCACCGGTTGACAGATTGTCGCGGAGGACGTAGGCTGGATGTGCGGGGTTAGCGCCCCGCACGCGCTCGGGGCAAGCTCCCGTAAAAAGTGACAGGCGCGGGTACACCCTCCCATTTTGCAGGAGGCCCCCGTGGCCAACGAAGTTTACTTCTCCGGTCTGTCCGGCAACGCCCGCGTTGCCGCGATCCTCAACCAGTTCGTCGTCACCAAGCTGACGGACACCGCGTCGCTCGTCAATCACCCGAGCATCACCCAGCTCCGTTCGATGAACGGCAGCGGCTCCACCGTCGTGCAGGTGCCCGTCGTGTCCTGGGGTGCGAACGCCATGGCGTCCGTGGCGGAAAACTCCACCGTGAGCAACACCGCGCTGACCACGACGAACGCCAACGTCACGATCGCTCGCCAGGCGCTCCGTCGCCAGATCAGCGACCTCGCGCAGCTCACCTCCGCGGGAATTGCGTTGGATGTAAGCCTGGAATCGATTGCCGGCGACATGGTCCTCGCGTACAACAAGCGCGTGACTGCGATGCTTGGCGATCTGGCGCAGGGCTTCTCGACCTCGGTCGGCTCCACGGGCGTTGACCTCACGGTCGCGAACTTCTACGCCGCGATCTTCCAGCTCCAGCTCAACAGCGCGGACGGCATCTTTACGGCCGTGCTTCACCCGGTTCAGGTCAATGACCTGATCTCCTCGCTTCGTAGCGAAGTGGGCCCCGCGCAGTATTTGGCCACGTCGCAAGACCAGGTACAGGCGAAGGGCCCAGGTTTCCGCGGAAACCTGTTCGGCGTAGACGTGTTTTCCTCGGCGAACGGCATCAATACCGCCAACGCGGGCGCCGATCGCATCGGCATGATGATCGCCCCCGGCGCGATCGGCGTGGCGACCGCAACCGCCGCGCCGATCCTCGGCGGGGCGACCATCGCGTCGCAGTCGCCCATCCTCGTCGAGCTCGAGCGCGACGCGTCCTCCGGTTCGACGATCATCGTCGGCTCCGCATTCGTTGGCGTCGCCGAGCTCGACGACCTCCGCGGCGTCGGCATCCTCTCCGACGCCTGATCCTCTGAGACACGCACGCGCCCGCGTCGGTGGTTACCCTACCTGCGCGGGCGCATCTGAGTCTGCGACACAAAGGAGCGACGATGGCAGCGACATTTGGAACGAGTGGAACGGGACAGTTCGAGGGTCGCGCGGCGAGTCGCCCGCAGGCGATGCGCGAGCTCGTGCGGCTCGAGCCCTCTCCGACCTTCTGGTATCTGCACCATCCTGCGAAGTGGACCTATCGCGCTGGCGAGTGGCTCCCGATGCTTTCGACGCTGCGCGCTGACCCGGGCGTCGCCAACGTGGATAAGGACGGAAACACCGACGCCGCCGAAGTCGCGAAGCGCCGTCGAGGCTGGACCGTCATTCCGTGGGAAGCAGAGGCTGGCGGCTACGTCGTCGCCTACGACGGCGTCGCGGGCACGGTCCACATGTCGAAGTGGGAATTGCCCAAGGTCGTTGCCGGGCAGACGCGCATCGAGAGCGACGAGGAGGGCTATTGGGCCTTCTGCCGCCGCCTCGTGGCGGACGGATACATCGAGCTGCCGGATGCGGACTTTATTGATCTCCAGATCGAGCGCCAGGAGAAGAAGGTCGGCGAGTGGCGCGAGAAGGCGCCGAGCTCGCCGTTCCACCGTGACGCTCTCGCCAACGAGGAGGCCCTCCTCGACGGGATGCGCGCCGC